CTACGGACTTTTAATCCGCAGGTCGTAGGTTCGAGCCCTACTGGGGGCACCGCTCGAGTCGCCCTCGTCCACCGCATCGGTGGGCGGGGGCGTTTCGTCGTTCAAGGGGCCGCCCCACATCAGCCAATCGCGGTCGACGCCGAAGGCCAGCGAGATCTTCTTGACCTTCACGTCCAGGCCGCGGGGGCTCTTGCCGTCCTCGATGCTCTGGATCTGCGATGCAGGAATCCCGCACTTGGCGCCGAACTCGCGCTGCGACATGCCGAGCTCTGCGCGCACGAGCTTCATGCGGTTGGCGAGCGAATCAGCCGGTCGCCACGAACTGTTCAGTGCAGTGGTCATGCAACGGATGATTGCACACGCCGGGTCGCATTCGCAAACATTTTGGCAATGTGACCTGCTGCGGATGTAATGACATCTATATGACATCGTTGACATTCAACAGCTTGCATTGCAAGCTTTCGGCCATGGCCACAGCTACCCGACACCTCATCGAGGTTCAGCTCAAAGGGAAGACGCTCCGGGGCCTGGTTGTCAGCGCACGCCGTTCCGGTCGTAGCTGGCAGGCGATCGCCGATGAGGTTCGAGACCTCACGGGCGTGATCGTCAGCCGCGAGACCCTCCGGAGCTGGTTCCGCGACGTACCGCAGCCCCCGGCGCTCGCTTCCTGACCCCACGAAAAAGCCCGCCCGGTGCTGGCACACCGAGCGGGCATTGATCCCCACGAAAGGAATCTCATGTCGCAGTCTACGGCTCCACCCGATCCGTCGTCACGGCGCACGACCGCCTACCTCTACGACGGCGACCTCGACGCCATCCTCGAGAACATTCCCACGCCGCCGGCCAAGGCCCGCGTGCTTGTCGACCACTACAGCTCGCTGGCTGACCGGTTCGTCGGCCAATTCACCACTGGCCTCATCGACGGCCTGAACTGATCCTCGCGGCGCTCGCCGCACACCCCAACCACTTCCCGCGAAACCCGAATTGGGTTGTCGCGCGGTCAACTACACCCTTTTGGAGCCTGACGTGAAGCTCTTCCGTAAGCGTGAGACAGACCAGCAGCCGCTCGTGATCCCCGGCACCGGGGCGCCGGTATTCGACCTGCTGGCCCACCAGATGCCGCTCCCGGACTGGTCCGACTACCTCGGCGACCTCGCGGAGGTGGCGGCATGACGAACGAAACTCTCGCCGAGATCAGTCGGCAGAACCGCGATCGGCTCGCCGCCAAGGCGAACGAGCGCATCGGTCAGCTCGCCGAACTCATGGCCGGCAAGCCCGAGGCGAGCCACATCATCGGTTCGTTGCTCGGCGTCGTCGAGCTCCTGCGCGACGAGAACTCGGCTAACTTTCGGATCGACATGCGCGGCCTGGCCAACCGGCTCGACCTCCACGCGATCGAGCTCGCCGAGGCCGACGACTACGAGGGCGCAACGCTCGCGATCCAGTGCGCCGAGGCGATCCACCGCCGGCACCTTCAGCTCGACGAGTCCGACTTTCGCGAGCCCTCGGTCGATCGGGGGTCGATCCGATGAAGATCGCAGCCCTCTGGATCGCCGCTGTCCTCTCGGCCGGCATCGCCGTCGGCCAGGCCGTGCTCATCGTTCACGGCATCGGATCGTGGTGGATCGTCGTCGCCGCCGTCGCGACGTTCGCGGTCAGCTCCGCGACGCTCTGGGGCGAGGTGGTCGACCGATGATCCTCCTCGGACACCTCTGGCAGATCGGCGTCTCGGCGTACCTCATCGTCATCGGCTACGGCCTGTGGGTCGACCGGGACCGAGGCGGTGCCGAGTGAGTGCCGCCGACATCGACGAGGCGCTCGATGATCTGCTCGACGCGCTGCCCGCCGTCGACGGATTCGAGCCGTGGCGCGAGGTCGGCCCCGAAGAGTGGTTCGCCGCGCGTGGAACCCATCTCACGGCCGCGCTCGAAATCGTCCCGCCCAACGGCGAACCGACCGCCGCGCACCTCATCGCACTACCCACCAACCCCACCCCCACGTTCGACGACGGCGCCGCCGGGGATCGCGCGCACGACGCGGCCGTCGACCAGCAGAACGGAGTGCTCTGATGCAGTGCTCGCAGCCAGACTGCACGAAACCAGCTCGACGGCGCGGCCAGTGCGATGCGCACTACGAGACGTGGCGCGTCCGTCAACACGCGTACGGCCGATTCGAGTCGAAGTACGTCGACGCCGGCCCCGCCCGTGAGCACGTCGCCAAGCTCCGCGCCGCCGGTGTCGGTACGCGTCGCATCAACGAACTGTCGGGCGTCGGCCGGAACGCGATCCGATACCTCGGCGTCACTCGGGCTGGACGTGCTGAACCGTCGCAACGGATTCTCCGTACCACTGCCGAGCGGCTACTCGCGGTCCCGATTCCCGCCGCACCGCTCGAACTCTTGGCACCCAGCAGCATCATCGATGCGACCGGCACCATCCGACGGCTCCGCGCGCTCGTCGCGGCGGGGCACTCGCAGCGGTCGATCGCCGACCGTCTCGGCGTCAGTCAGTCGGCCCTGTGCGACCTGATGCACCGGACTCACTGCACGGTCCGCAACCGCGACGTCGTCGCTGCGCTGTTCGCAGAGCTCGAGCACCATCCCGGCACCAACGGCCAGGCGCGTCGGCGAGGGATGCAGCTCGGTTGGGCACTCCCGCTCGAGTGGGACGAAGACACGATCGACGACCCGTCGGCCGAGCCGGTCCGAGCTCGACGCGGCGGTCGAACCGACACGGAGGCGAACCGCCGCGAGGCTGCAGCGCTCGCTGCCGAGGGCATGGAGCCGAATGCAATCGCGCACGAGCTCGGCGTCCATGAGCGCACCGTCGAGCGCTACTTGGCGGTGGCGTCGTGACGGCGCCCGTGCCGGCCCCGGTGCCGAAGCCTCGCCGAGTCCTCATCTCGTGGGAGCGGGGGAGCGGTGGCCCGGTCGTCTCGGCCGCCGGATACGTCAACGCCACAGGTCCCGTCATCTACCCGCGCAACGGATACATCGAGATGCGGTCCGAATGGCCTACATCGCAGCGGATCTCGATCCTGAACCGCCGCATCGTCGAGATCGTCTACCTCGGCCCGGATGACGACCCCGCGACCGTTGCCCAGGAACTCGCGAGCCGAGGTGACCCCCGATGGCCATGACCACACGCGAGGCGCGCGAAAGCACCGGCCGCCGCGTGCTCTACGCCAGCCCCGCCAGCCGAGAGGTCACCGAGTCCGGCGTCATCGTCAGCGCCGACGACCGATGGATCTACGTCCTTTACCCCGGCACCCGAAGGCCGATCAAGACCCACCCCGACAACCTCACTCTCGACAGGAGCAGCCGATGACCGCGCGCATCGTCACCACGAAGGCCGAGCCCGGCTCGCCCGAGTGGCTGCAGCTCGTCACCGCATCGAAAGTTCCAGCCATCCTCGGCATCTCGCGGTTCAAGAGCCAGTTTGAGCTGTGGCACGAGATGGCCGGCACTCTCCCGCCCGCTCCGATCGACGACGCGAAGCAGGAGATGTTCGACTACGGCCACGCCGCCGAGCTTGCTGCCGCCGAGTTCTGGAAATACCGCAACCCCGGATGGCGACTCTCGCGCGGCGAGGTCCAGTACACCCGCGACGAACTCCCGTTCCCGAACGCGGTCACGATCGACCGCCGCGGCTCGCGCGGGCGGTCGCGCCGCGTCGTCGAGGTGAAGACGGCGAAGTCGCTTGAGGAGTGGGGCGACGACGGAAGCGGCGAGACCCCGCAGGACTACGCCGCACAGGTGCTGTTCCAGCAGATCGTCACCGGCTGGCACGACACTGCCGACCTCGTCGTGTGGCCGGACTATGGCCGGCCGCGCGTGTACTCCGTCGAGTACGACGAGGGGATCGCCGCCGCGATCATCGGCCGGATCGTCGCGTGGTGCGACTCGCTCGCCGCCGGCACGCCGCCCGAGCTCGACGACACGGTGTCCTGCTACGAGACCGTACGCCGCCTGCATCCGGACATCGACCGCGACGCCGCCGTCGAGCTCGACCCGGAGTTCGCCGTCGAGTACCTCCGCGCAGTCGCCGCCGAGAAGCGTGCGACGACCGAGCTGCGTGGCTTCAAGACCCGACTGCTCGACCGCATGGGCCGAGCCCAGTACGCCCGCGTCGGCGAGCACAAGATCGCCGGCCGCCGCAACGGCAAGGGCGACTCCGTATCCCTCTACGCCGCAACCAAAACCAACCCCACCGAGATTGAGGAGCTGTACCTGTGACCAGCAACGAAGTAGCCCCACTGTCCGAGGCCGACATCCTGCCCGCCGGGGCGAGCCTGCCTCGAACCCCCGACTCATCTACCGCGGTCGCGCAGCTCATGCAGCACGCCGAGGCGATGAACGTCGCCTACGAGCTCGCCGACAAGATGTGTCGCACCGCCCTCGTCCCCGCGATCTACCGCAGCAAGCCCGACGACGCGACGGCCGCGATCCTCTACGGCGCCGAGCTCGGCCTGAACCCGATCCAGTCGCTGCAGCAGATCTTCGTCGTGCACGGCATGCCGGCGATCTACGCCCGGACGATGGTCGCGCTGATGAAGTCGAAGGGGCACAAGGTGTGGACCGTCGAATCGAGCGACGAGTCGGTGACCGTTGCGGCGCAGCGCGAGAACGAGTCCCACGTCGAAGAGAGCACCTGGACGATCGAGCGTGCAGTGCAGGCCGGATACGTCCCGACGGTCGACGAGAGGACCGGAAAGCTCGCGACGAACGCGAACGGCAAGCTGATCGGGAACGAGAAGTACCTCAAGGACCCGCAGGCGATGCTTTACGCCAAGGCGGCATCCGAGGTCTGCCGGAAGATCGCTCCGGACGTTCTGCTCGGCATCGCGTACACCCGAGAAGAGCTCGAGCTCGAGTACCCCGAGCCTGTCCGCGCCAAGGCTGAGCGAGTCACCGCCGGAGCGAAGCGCGGAATGGCCGGCCTCGCGGACAGCCTCGGGGTCTGCGCGGCCTCCGATTCGAGCGTGGAACCGGAACCTGCGCAGGTCAGCGACTCGGATCAGGGCGTGAGTGTAGACAGGGCCGCGGACAGCGCACCCACCGCCGACCCGCTCTGCACCCGCGCTCAGCAGCAGAAGCTCGCGATCCTGCTCGACAACGAGAAAGTCGGCGACCGCCAGGCGAAGCTCGACTACCTCGAGGGCCAGTTCGGCCGGAAGTTCGCGAGCTCGAAGGAGCTGACCAAGGTCGAGGCCTCGCGGCTCATCGAGTTTCTTGAGGAGGCCCAGGCCGCTGACGGCGCGAAGGCCGAGCAGCCCCAGGAAGCGCCGGCCGAGGGCGGTGACGCCTGATGGCCAGCTCGAAGCCTCGACGGAAGCGCATCGTCGTCGGCCAACGGATCGGCGACGGATCGCTCGATCAGGAAGTCGAAGTGTTCGAAGGGACACACCTCGTCGGCGTGCAGTGGTTCGGCGCGAGCTGGACGCCGGGCGAACCGATGCCCGAGCACGTCAGACGGAGGGTCGTCCCCGACTCCGATGTCCATTTGCCGCATGACGTCCCCATCAGCCGACCTGCCTACGTCTAACCCTCACTACCGGAAGGGATCCCACGCATGAGCATCGAGAAGCAGGTCGACGAACTGCAGTCGACGCTGAACCAGCTCTACAGCCACATCAACGGCGATCTGATGGAAAGGCTCGCGCCCATCCTGGGCCCCGACACGGAGGGCCTGAGCGACGTCGAGGTCGCGGGCGAGGCAGACATCTCGCCGCTGCGTAACCAGCTGCAACAGGTGACCCATTTCGCCCAGTCGATCTCCGCCGACCTCGGCCGGATCACCCGGCGCATCGAGCTCTAGCCCACCACCCGAAAGGAATGCACATGTCTCAGCCCCTGATCGAGGAGCGTCGCGTCCGGTTCTCTGGACTGTCCAGTGAGTCGTTCGAAGGCATCGAGCGCGGCGCGAAGATCACGTTCACCGTCGTCGCAACGTGCACCGAGACCAAAGAGAAGGACATGAAGACCGAAGGCGAGCGCCTCGAGGCCTCGATGAAGGTCGACAAGGTCTCGCTCGGTATCGACCCGAAGATCAACGAGGACACGGACGCCGAGCCGAGCCTCTTCGATCAGCCGCCGGCCGACCAGTCGGACGAGCCTGAGGGCGACGACGAGGACCAGGGCGACGACGCCGACGACGAAGGCGCGTCCGTCTCGAGCATCGGTACCGGCTTCAGCGGCGGTCCGCAGTTCAGCGCGGGCGATGGCGAATGAGCGACCGCGACCTGATCGTCGTCGACATCGAGACGACGAGCCTCGACACCGAGAGGGCGCTGGTCTTCGAGGTCGCCGCGATCAACACGACCACGGGCGAGGAACTGCACTTCGTACCCGCGCTGCCGCCCGGATGGATGGAGAAGGCGGACCCGGTCTCGCTCGCGATCAACCGCTACTTCGAACGGCGACTGTTCGACGAGGAGCTCGCCGAGGAGCCGACAAGGGATCGTTACGACGTCCTCGGCAAGATGCTGGAAGGCAACACGTTTGCCGGATCGAACCCGCGATTCGACGCAGCGATCCTCGATCGTGAGCTCGCCCGCATCGGATGGGCGACGCCGTGGCACCACCGCCTCGCGGACCTCGCGGCCTACACCGCGGGATCGATCTGGCTCGAGCCGACCGACCTGCCGGGGCTGGACCGGTGCTGCGGACTGCTCGGCGTCGAAAACGAGGCCCCGCACTCTGCGCTCGGCGACGCCCGAGCGACGGCCAAGTGCTTCGAACGTCTCGCTGACCTCATCCACGAGCGCATGAACCGAAACGAGGTGCCGTTTTGAGCGGCATGGCCGACGTCGAGCAGCCGATCACGATCGGACGCAACGGCATCACGATCGGCGGCCAGGTTGTCCCCGGGGTGCTCGCCGACGAGGTGACAGTCCAGGCGGACCGCGAGATCCCCGGATTCTGGCGCGTCACAGCGACGTTTCTGACGTCCACCTATCCGACGAGCGACTTCGGCACGGTCGACGAGCCGGTTGACACGCGGGTGATCCGGCCCGCACGCCAGGGCGACCTCGACTGATGCGCGCCCAACTCTCCGCAGTCACCCTCGCCGTCGCCCTCACGGCGGCGGGGGTGGCCGCGGCCATCGCACTCGCGGCCGGCGAGATCGTCGGCCGCCTGGATCCGAGGAGGTGGCCATGAGCGACACCTGCGAGCACTGCCACCGACCCATCTACCTGATGTTCCGCCCCCGTACCGGCGAGAAGCTCGTGCACCGCGGCACCCACCTCGCCGAGTGCGCCACCGGTGGGACCACTGCAACCCCAAGGAGTGAGGCATGAACGGCGCACAGCACTACGCCGAAGCCGAACGGCTGCTCGCGCTCGCCGACGGCGACGTGTCGGAGAACTGGCCCGTCCAGGTCGGAGAGCGGAAGGCGGACATCCTCGCAGCGGCGCAGGTGCACGCGACGCTCGCACAGGCCGCAGCGACGATCGATGCGGCCCCGGACTGCGACCGCTACGAGTCGTGGCGCACCGCGACGGCGGGGATGGACAAGTCATGATCACCGTCCTCACCTGCCGAGGCATCGGCGAACCCATGCAGGGCAACATGTGCTCGGCCGTCACCCGCCGCCTCGACCCGACGCGCTTCCGCGTGATCGAGGTTCCGTGGACGGCGTCGTACGGCCCGGTCCCGCTGCCACTCGGGCCCGCGTTCGACGACTCGCTACGCACCGGCCGCGAGCTCTTGCTGCGCATGATCGATGAGGACCCGAATCCTGTGCTGCTGCTCGGCTACTCGGGCGGCGCGGCGCTCGCCGGCAACGTGGCTGCCGAGGTCGCCCGCGGGGACCACCCGCGGCTCGAGGTCGTCGGGTGCGGGCTGATCTCGGACCCGTTCATGCCGCCGTTCGCTTCGCCAGCCCAGGGTGCGTGGGGGATCGCAGGGTTCCGCGACATCGTCCCTCGGTTCCCGAGATGGTGGGCCGCCGACCCTGCCGACGCGATCTGCTGCTGCCCGGCGAACAGCCCGCTCCGCACGATCGCCGACCAGACCCGCGCGTTCAGCCTCTCGAACCTGCTCGGCTGGGGCATCGACCTCGTCGGCCGGCTCAAGCGGCAGGAGTGGCAGCAGGTCGCGATCGACTGGCGCAACCGCGACGAGGTCCACGCGATCTACCGGCAGGCCGCGCACGACCTCGACGGTTACCTGCGCCGCGGCGACCACACGAGCTACGCGCTCCGCGAGATGCCAGGAGCGGGATACGGATACACCCACACGGACTGGCTCGCCGACAACTTCGACATCCTCGGAAGGAACCTCGCATGAGCCAGGATCTCGTCCGCGCGCGGCGCGGCGTCAGCAACGGCCCCGACACCCACGCGGAGCAGGCCGACCGCACCATCGTGAAGCTGGTGCGCGAGAACGACGAGCTGCGCGCGGCGATCGCCCGCACTCGCGCGTACGTGGACCACCCGGGCAACTGGTCGGCGCTCGATCCGCGTCGCACCACGATCCTCGGACTACTGGATGGTGGGCACTGATGGCGCGCACGTACCCCGCGAAGCGGTCCCGGATCGCGGCCGACGAGGGCATCGACATCGAGGTCAGCGCGTCCGTCGGCACGGTGACGTTCTACCCGCGGTGCCCGATCTGCTGCACCGACGTCCGCGAGGGGGCTCGCGTCGTGGACGGCTCCGACGGTGCGCTCCTTCACGCACGCTGCGCTGACGCGGGGGAGGCGCTGCCATGACAACTCGCACCCTCGCCGACGGTCGCCGTAGGCACCGCTGCGACCTTCCCGTCGAATCCGAAGTCCGCACCGTCGTCGAGTGCATCGTGTGCGGGCGCCAATGGTGGTGCTTCCAGCAACAGGAGGCGTATCCCATGTCGACGGTGATGGTCTCCGTGTGGGCGCCCCTGCGGTGGTGGAACTACCGACTACGCCGGGCCGCAACCGACGGTGGGGAGTCGCTGCCATGACCGACTCGATGACCAACACCATCCCCGTCGCGGCCGAGATCAAGCGCGCGACGAACCCACACCGGCCGCCCGAGCGCCACTGCCCCGAGTGCTGCGAGAGACCGCCGGCCGGGATGGTCCGGTGTCCGGGCTGTCGAGGGCAAGACCGTACGAAACCGATTGAGAGAAGGGGCGAGTGAATGTGGCCTGGCAGCTCGTCAAGGAAGTGTTCGACTCCGCGCCCGCGTGGCTGGGGCCGACCGAGCGCGTCATCCTCCTGGCGCTCGCCGAGTGGGCCGACGCGAACGACCGTACTTGCTGGCGCACTGCGGCCGAGCTGGCTGCCCGCGTCGGCATCTCCGAGGAGGGCGTCCGGAAGTCGATCCGGCGGCTCGCAGGGTTCGGGATCGATCCTCGCGTGCCCGTCGCCTTCACCGCGTCCGGGGCGCCCATCTTCGCCCACAAGGGCCGCGCGACGACGTTCCGAATCCCGTATCTCACAGCAGCATCGAAACCCGAGTAAGGCGGGACCACAGTCCCACCTTTACCGGTCTCCACAGGCTGTGGATAACCACCCTCAGAGCCTGTGGATAACTCGTCCGATCGGGGTTCCAAAGGTGGGACTGTGGTCCCCAAAGGTGGGACTCCAGTACCGCAAAGGTGGGACCACAGTCCCACCCAGTCCTTCCGAAACCAGAAGAAACCATCTTTTACGCGCGACAGCCGTTCGAAGTTGTCCACAGGAGCACCCGATGCAGAACCTCCAAGACGTCATGGATCACGACTCCGCGCTGACCGTCTCGTGCCGCGACTGCGGGGCCGCCGAGGGCGATCCGTGCACCGCGCCCGACCGCAACGGCATCCGGCATCCGCTGACCCGTTTCCCGGCTCATCCGAAGCGGATCAAGCGCGCCGCACGCATCGCGCGTCTCCAGGCCTTCGACGCCGAGCGCGCCGCCGCACGAGCGGAGGCGGGCCAGTGACCACCGTCGTCGGACTCGATCCGAGCCTCACAGCCGCTGGAATCGCCGTAATCAAGCATCCCCAGCATTCGGATACCCCGAACGCTCCCCGGCTCGTCTGCGTGGGAGCCAGCGGCCAAAACGGCGACTCTCTGCCCACGCGGAGCATCCGAGTTGCGGACCAGGCCGAGCGGATCCTGCGCGCGATGCCCCCGAGCGTCCGTCTCGTCGTCATCGAGGCGCTGCCGCCGAAGCCGTCGAAGAACACGAAGCTGTACCAGGAGCGGGCCGCGCTCGTGCTCCGCGTGGTCGAGTTCCTCGCCCGTCGGCGGATCCCGGTCGCCGACGTCAGCGCGACCACGCTCAAGCTCTGGGCGACCGGCAACGGTCGCGCCGAGAAGACCGAAGTGCTCGACGCGATGCAGTCGCTTTGGCCGCACGCGCGAATCGAAAAGAACGACAACAAGTCCGACGCGCTCGCCCTCGCGACGATGGGGGCGCAGGTGCTCGGGTGGTACGAGCCCGAGCTGCCGCACCACTTCGCGCCGCGCGTGAGCTGGCCTGTGGGGGTGGGATGCGGTAGTGCTAGCTGACTCGACCATTCGGCCGAACGGGCTTTCAGGAATCTTGATCTGTGACTCGACGCCAAACGACGCCATCCCATTGCCTCGGAAGACGAGACGGTTTAACGGCAACGATCGGCTGCCCGCCGGCAAGCATCTTTCCAACGAGTTCACTCGACCCAAGAACGTACGTAAGTTGCGCTTCCATCCACGCGCACGCGTTGATCGCGTCGTTGAGTTCGGTGCGGGAAATAAGGCTCGGCTCAGCATAGGAGTTGTAATTCGACACGATCCTGCTCTTGGCGAGTCGCACCTCGTCGTTCGAAACGATCTCCACAGACGCCGCGTGAGCAGTCGCGTCTCGAAGCAGTTTGACACGTGCGTACACGTCGGAGAAGCAGCTCAGGTCTGCGTCAGTGCCAAGATCGGCGGCAATCTTCAGCACCAGCTTCGGCCGTTCGCTGTCGCGGATTCGATTGATCGCCGATTGCCAGAGGAAGTCGCTCGTGTTGGGAGCGACGCGGTCCAGGAACAGCTTCGCGAGCTGGCGGTCAATGAAGTCTTGGATGTGGGCGAAGGAGCCGAGGAACTGGAGCACCAGAGCGTGCATGTCATCTGTCCTGGTTCCGACCGGGATTGTCATGGCGGTCAATGTAGCGACTGCCCTATCAGTGCTCGATCCGAACGGGAGACAAAGTGAACGTCGACTGCCACAACTGCGGCCGCGTCGTCGCCGACGGGCTCGAGCTGTGCACGCTGTGCGCGGACTCGCTTCACCGCGAGCTGCTCGAGATCCCGGGCCTCGTATCCGACATGACGATCACGCGGGCGAGGCTCGATCGCATGAGCCGGGGCCGCGTCGGCGGGAAGAGCGCCGAGACCGCGCTGCCCGTGCGCCTGGACAAGTTCGACCAGCGCCCGACGCAGCGCCCACTCGATCACCTGACGCTCGTCATCGGAACATGGGCGCGCGTGGCCGCCGACAAGACGGGCCAGTTCCACGAGCTGCACGTCGCACTCGACAGCCCGGGCCTGCGGCAGCTGGTCCACAACAGCCGGCGCGGACGACTCGATCGAGCAGCAGTCTCGACCGAGGGCGCGTACGGCGTCGAGCTCGCCGCGATCTGGCTGGCGCACTGCGGCGGCGACCTGCGCACCGTGCCCGACTCGGGCGTGATGTACGACGAGATCACCGACGCTCTCGCGTACGTACGCCGTGCCGTCGACCGCATGCCCGAGCTCTCGTATCGAGGGCAGTGCTCGGCCCTGGTTTCGGGCGGCCTCTGCGGTGCCGACCTGTACGTCGAGGACGGCGAGGGTTACGTGACGTGCCGAGCGTGCGGTGCACACCACGTCGTGAGCGCGCTGGTGCGAGATGCGCTCGGCGCCATCGAGAACCGGCTCTTCACCATCGCCGAACTCGAACGCGTGCTGCGAGAGCTCGGCGAGCCGATCCCCGCCGGGACGATGCGCTCGTGGCACAGCCGAGGGCAGCTGCGGCCGAGGGCGTGGAGGCAGGCTGACGGCACCGAGTCGGAGTACTGGATGAGGCGCACCGACCCGCCGCTGTTCCGCATCCGAGATGTGCGCGAACTGAGGGGGACACGCGCGGAAACCTACCCGGCTTGAAACCGCGCTGACCTGCATGCAACACTCTTGTGCAGTGGGAGCCAGTGTGTCTGCTCCACGATTTCCCACCTCACCCCCAACGTCCGGACGCGCCCGGATCCCTCGTGCTGCACGCCGCCTCTCACGGGCCGCGGCTGTGCGCCGGGCTGGGCGCGTCCGGGCTCATGCTTCCGCCCGGTGTCAACGTCAGCCCGCAGCGTGATACCGAACCCAGCGCTGCGGGAGCGAAGCTGCACACAACGCGCACTGTTGTGCGTAGATCCGTCGTATGTGAAAGCGGCGGTGGTGCAGCTGCCCGGGCGGTCCAACGTCGAGCCGAGGTGATGGCCGGATGCCGACCGCGCCGCCCCGTGTGTGCCCGAAGTGCCGCAAGGCGCACAGCAATCCACGAGGCTGCCCTCGGTGCCGGCCAGCATGGCAGGGGTCGAGCTGGACGGGCGGCAGTACGCGGCGATGGCGCAACCTTCGGGCCGATCACCTCGCCGAGCATCCGTTCTGCCAGTGGCCGGGCTGCCGGCGCCTGGCTGTCGACGTCGATCACCGCGTGAACCTCGCGGCCGGTGGTGAGCGGTACGACCCGGCCAACCTGCAGAGCCTGTGTAAGCCGCACCATGACGGCAAGACCAGCGCCGAGGCTCAGGCCGGGCGCACCGACGATCCACCGCCGTTCTGACCCAAGGAGGAAGCGATGCCGCAGACCTGGGGAGTGGTGCAACGAGACGAGCTCGGGGAGCCACTCGTTCGCGTCGACAGAGTGTTCTCCACGCGCAGCGAGGCGGAGGAGTGCATGAAGACCGTGACCGGCGCGCTGAACGTCATTCGGATCGACTGGGTCGGTCCCTGACCCCTAGGGGGGTCGAAATCCCTGGTCCTCCCGCCAGGGACACCGGCGCGGTAACTCGAGTTTTTCGCGCTCAGGTTTGGGGTCATGGGGGGTATCCCGACGGAAGGGGGTCACGATGCCCGGTCCGGCTGCCACGCCGCCCGCGCTGAAGTTGCTCAACGGCCGGAGCGAGGGCCGCGATTCCGGCGGCCGTGCCGTCACCCCGCCGCCCGACTTCCGGCGCATCCCGCCGAAGCCGCCGACCTGGCTCTCACGCGAGGCGAAGGCCGAATGGAAGCGCGTCGTGCCGGGTCTGTCTCGGCTCGATCTGACGAAGGAAGAGGATCGCGCCTCGCTCTCTGCGTACTGCGAGACGTGGGCGACGTACGTCGATGCGATCCGCCAGGTTCGGAAGGACGGCATCGTCGTCGAGAACCGCTCGATTCGGAAGGACGGGACCGAGTCGGTATGGAAGACAAAGAATCCCGCGATGGCCGTCGCCGAGCGCGCATCGCAGCAGCTTCGCGCGTGGGCCGCAGAGTTCGGCCTGACGCCGTCGTCCGAGGGCAAGCTCTCGGCTGCGTTCGGCGCCGTCGAGGGGACGCCCGATGACGAAGGCAACCCGTTCGCCTGAGTTCGAGCTCTACGACGCCGAGGAGCTCGAGCGGCTGAAGATCTCACCCGAGGTCGGGTACTACCTCGCGTCACGCGGTATCCCGCTGCCGGACTGCCCGCCGCTGATCAAGACACCCGAGCCGCGCGACGAGCCCGGAGCCCGGTTCGATCCGAGCCGTGTCGACGCGGTGCTGAAGGTGTTCAAGCTGCTGCGGCACACCAAGGGCCGACTGGCCGGCAAGCCGCTGAATCCGGATCCGTGGCAGGTCGCGTACATCCTCGCGCCCGTCTTCGGCTGGGTGCGATTCGACGAGGACGTCCAGGCGTACGTCCGGATCATCCGCACGGCCTACGTCGACCTCCCGCGAAAGAACGGGAAGTCGACTCTTGCGGGTGGCATCGGCGTGTACCTCACCTGTGCCGACGGCGAGGCCGGCGCGCAGGTGATCGCCGCCGCGACGCGGAAGGAGCAGGCCGGATTCGTCTTCGACCCGATCAAGCTGATTTGCGAGAAGTCGCCCGCACTGCGGCCGTACGTCAAGACGCTCGCGTCGAAGATCGTGCACCCGAAGACGGGCAGCTACTTCCAGGCGGTCGCGTCGGCCGGCGACGCGCAGCACGGCGCCGACCTGCACGGCGGGATCGTCGACGAGCTGCACCTGCACAAGACGTACGACCTCGTCGAGGCGATCGAGACGGGCACCGGCTCGCGCTCGCAGCCGCTCATCGTGTTCATCACGACTGCCGACGCGGGCAAGCGGCACACGCCGTACGACCGCAAGCGCGCGATGATCGAGCAGCTCGCTCGCGGTGCGCTGCACGACCCGTCGACGTACGGCGTGGTGTTCGCTGCACCGGCCGAGATGGATCCGTTCAGCGAGGAAGCGCAGCGCGCGGCGAACCCCGGCTACGGCGTCTCGCCGACTCGCTCGTATCTGCGCGATGCCGCGACGAAGGCCCGGAACTCCCCGGCCGATCTCGCCTCGTACCTGCGCCTGCACCTGGGCCAGCGCACGAAGCAGTCCGAGAAGTACATCGACCTGACGGCGTGGGATCGCAATGCGTCGATGGTCGACGAGGCCCGCCTCGTGGGACGTGCCTGCTTCGGCGGGCTCGACCTCGCGTCGGTCTCGGACATCACCGCGCTGTGCTGGCTCTTCCCGGACGCCGAGCGCGGCGGGTATGACGCCATCTGGCGACTGTGGACGCCCGAGGCGAACGTCGAGGCTCTCGACAAGCGGACCGCGGGCGCGGCGAGCGTGTGGGTCCGACAGGGATTCCTGACCGCGACGCCGGGCAACGTCATGGATTACGACTACATCGAGTCGGTCGTGAAGGCGGACGCGAAGGCCTTCACGGTCCAAGAGGTTGCGTACGACCGATGGAACGCCTCGCAGCTCGTGAACAACCTTGTTGCCGAGGAGATCCCGATGGTCCAGATGGGCCAAGGGTTCGCATCGCTGTCCTCGCCGACGAAGGAGCTGCAGCGGCTCGTGCTGCTCGGCACCGAGGAGAAGCCGATGCTGCGGCACGGCGGGCACCCGGTGCTGCGGTGGATGGTCGACAACCTCGCGGTCGCGATGGACGCGGCCGAGAACGTGAAGCCGGACAAGGCGAACGCCGCCGACAAGATCGACGGCGTCGCCGCACTGATCAACGCGCTCGGCCGTGCCATCGATGGCGACGTCCAGACCGAGAGCGCGTACGACGACCACGACCTGATGGTGGTCTGACGGAGGGATCCCATGATCGCTGTCGCGATATCTGTCGGCCTGCTCGCCCTCGTGGCCGCGGCCTGTGGCGTGGTGCTGTACGCGCGGCGCCTGCGCATCCGGTCCCGGGTGCTCGTTTCGCTGAAGTCCGGGAACGGCGTCTCGGGCGTGATCGTCCGCAGCTCGGGCAACTGGATCGTCGTGGCCGACGCGATGGTGCTCGACCGCGACGCATCCGCGCCCACGCCGGCCGACGGCGAGATCTGGGTTGAGCGGGCGAACGTCGACTTCGTCCAGGCGATCGGGGGTGACCGATGAGCTTCGTCGTCTCCGAGGGCGCGGTGCGCGGCCTCTCGCGCCCGGATCTGCCGGGCGTGCCTCGTCTGCAGCTGAGCGACTCGCTGTCGATGACGTACAAAGAGATCTGGAAGAAGCAGCCCGCCGTACGCACGGCGGTCTCGTTCCTGGGCCGCAACATCGCGCAGCTCGGTCTGCACGCCTTCCGCCGGGTCGGCGACACCGAGCGCGAGCGACTCACCGACCACGCGCTCCCGTTGCTCATCGGGAAGCCGAACCCGTGGACGACGCGGTATCGGATGCTCGACGCGCTGGTGCACGACCTGGGCATCTACGACCGCGCGTTCTGGCAGAAGGTGAAGGCGTCCGACGGCAGCCTCGCGCTGGTCCGCCTCCCGCCCGAGATGGTGTCGCCGAAGGGTGACAACTGGCTCACCCCAGCATCGTTCGAGATCAAGGGTAGCAAGGGGACGAAGGAGGTCGCGGCCGAGAGCCTGGTCTACTTCCGCGGGTACGCGCCCGACGACGATTTCGGCACCTCGCCGATCGAGTCGCTGCGGCAGATCCTCGCCGAGGACTGGCACTCGAGTCGTTCGCGTGAGCAGACGCTGCGCAACGGCGCACGGCTGTCCGGATACCTGCAGCGGCCCCGCGAGGCGTCGCGGTGGGAGTCCGAGACGCGAGACCGGTTCCGGGAGTCATGGCGGGCGCAGTACACGGGAGACGGCCCCGCGGCCGGCGGAACACCGATCCTCGAGGACGGCATGACGTTCAACCCGGTTGCGCAGACCTCGGAGCAGCTGCAGTACGTCGAAGCGCGCAAGCTCACCCGCGAGGAAGTCGCGGCGGCGTACTTCATCCCGCCGCCGATGGTCGGCCTGCTCGACAAGGCGACGTTCTCGAACATCACCGAGCAGCACAAGATGCTCTATCAGGACACGCTCGGCCCCTGGCTGACGATGATCGCCGACGAGCTGGCGCTGCAGCTGATCCCGGATCTGCCCGGCAGCGATCGCGTCTACGTCGAGTTCAACCTCGCCGAGAAGCTGACCGGCTCGTTCGAGACCCGGTCCGACTCGATGCAGAAGGCATGCGGCGGACCGTTCCTCACGGTCAACGAGGTCCGGGCGATGGACAACCGACCGCCGGTCGAGGGTGGCGACGCGCTGATCCGTCCGCTGAACGTCACGCAGAACGGCGACGACGAACCCATTCCGGCCGAATCCGGGCCGGACCCCGAGGCCGCGCCGCCGGCCGACGACGAGCCCGACGAGGAGGGCCAGGAATGAACACCAAGGCATGCACGGTCAAGATCAAGGCCGGTCCTGATGCCGGGCTCGCCGAGGGTGAGTTCATCGCGTACGCATCGGTATTCGGCAACAAAGACTCGTACGGTGACGTCGTGCAGCCCGGCGCCTTCGCGAACACGCTGAAGGCGTGGGCCGAGAAGGACGCCGCGGTCCTGCCGCTGCTGTGGGGGCACAAGACCGACGATCCCGACTACAACATCGGCGAGATCCTGTCGGCCGAAGAGGATGAGCGCGGCCTGAAGGTGCACGCTCGCCTCGACCTCGAACAGCCGAAGGCGGCGACGACGTACCGGCTGCTGAAGTCCGGCCGCGTCTCGCAGATGTCGTTCGCGTACGCCGTCATCGATGGCGAGTTCGTCGAGCCGACCGGCGAGGGGAAGACCTGGCGGGATGCGTACTACTCGCTGAAGGAGCTCGACCTGTTCGAGGTCTCGGTCGTGCCGATCGGCGCGAACCAGGAGACCGAGATCCTGGCAGTGAAGGCCGCGGCGGAATCGCTGCGAGTCAAGGCCGGCCGCGCGCTCTCGGCGAAGAACGAGACCGCCCTGCGCGACGCGAAGAAGCAGCTGGAAGAGGCTGCCGCGTCGATCGACACCGTGCTCGGCGTCCTCGGCGAAGAGGTCGACGACGACGAGACAGAAGACCAGGACCAGACCAGCGGTGAGGAACCGACCCCGGAGGGCTCCGACGGGAGTTCTGCCGGCAAGTCCGCTCCAACCCCGTCCGTCTCCCTGGCGAGTGCGGACGCGCTCGCGGCCCTCATCGCCACGAGCGCATAACCAACTACGACCAGGAGGTCAACAACCATGAGCGCTACCCGACTGAAGAGCCTGCAGGAAGCCGCGCAGGCTGAGGTGAAGAAGGCCCGCGAGATCGCAGAGAAGGCGCAGGCCGAGTCTCGCGAGATGACCGACGACGAGGCCGGCGACTACCGCACCTCGATGGCGAAGGGCGGCGATCTGCTCGAGCAGATCAAGGCGCTGAAGCGCGACATCGAGATCATCGAGCAGGCGGACAATCTCGCGAAGGAGATCGGCCTCCCCGCGGGCGACCCGGTGCACGACACCGTCACCCGGATGCGCGCGAAGTCGCTGGGCCTGCAGGTCGTGGACTCGCTCGAGTTCAAGAACGCGATCGCGCCTTTCAAGGGCGGGCACATCCCCGAACGGTCGCACTTCTCGACGGACCCCATCGACGTGAAGGGTCTGTTCGTCGGCGGCAACGATTCGAGCGCGGGCGCGTTCGTCACTCCGGAGCAGACCGGCATCGTCGAGATGCTCGGCCGCAAGGAGCTGACGATCCGGGATCTGATCTCCGTGCGACGCACGGGCTCGGACACCGTCGAGTACGTCCAGCAGACCTCGCACACGAACGCGGCCGCGGTCGTCGCCGAGGCCACCAGCTCGGCCGCACCGACCGCTCCGGAGGGTGCCGGCGCGCTGGTCACCGCTCCCGGAGGCGGCTACAAGCCGGAAGGCTCGTGGGCGTTCGAGCGCAAGACCGCGGTCGTGAAGACGATCGCCGAGTGGGTGCCGGCCACCAAGCGCGCCCTGGCCGACGTCGCCGCGCTCGAGGGGCTCATCAATGACGAGCTCCGCGCCGACATCGCCGAGGCCGAGGAGGGCCAGATCCTCAACGGCAGCGGCACAGGGGAGAACCTGACGGGCATCCGCAACTGGTCCGGCGTCCAGACGCAGGCGTTCGACACCGACATCTTCACCTCCGTGCGCCGCGCGATCACCAAGGCGCGCAAGATCGGCCGCGTCGCGCCGAACGCGGTCGTCCTGTCGCCCGCCGACATGGAGACCGTCGACCTCGCTCGCGACGAGCAGGGTCGATTCTTCGGTGCCGGTCCGTTCGCCTTCGGCCCGCGGACCCTCTGGGGCCTGCCGACGATCGAGTCCGAGAGCCAGCCCGACGGCGAGGCGCTGCTCGGCGACTACTCGAAGGCGGTCCTGTGGGACCGCGAGCAGACCACGGTGACGGTGACCGACTCGCACGCGGATTTCTTCATCCGCAACATGGTCGCGATCCTCGCCGAGGAGCGCGTCGCCTTCGCTGTCACCCGCCCGACCGCCTTCGTCAAGGTCGACGTCGCGGCCTGACCCAACTGACCGACCTGCGACCCGGTGCCACCGTGCACCGGGTCGCGGTCGTTCCGGAAGGAGAAACCAGTGGGACTCAAGATCTACGCGACCGAAATCAACGGCTACCCGGCCACCGTCCAGCTGACCGACGAGGACGCGGAAGCACGCGGCCTCACCGCGAAGGACACTGTCGAGTACCGGCGGAAGGCTGCAGCCAAGCGCAAGGCGGACGCCGCCGCGGAAGCGGCGGCGAAGGCCGAGGCGGACCGCGTCGCGGCAGAGAAGGCCGAGGCCGACCGCAAGGCCGCCGAGGGTGCGGCGGCGGGCGCCGATGCCGCCAAGGCCGCCGCGCCTGCCAACAAGGCGCGGACAGCCGCGAACAAGGCGGCCGAGAAGTGACCGCGCCGCCCGAGCCCGAGATCGTCACCCCCGAGGAGCTGGCCGCGTTCCAGTCTGAGGAAGGCATCGACGAGCTCAGTCTCGCGGCGGCAATCTCGGAGGTCCGCGGCTACTGCGGATGGCACATCGCGCCTCAGCGCACCGAGACCCTGATCCTCGACGGGCCGGGGCTCTCGGTGCTGCTGCTGCCGACAATGCAGGTCGACGACGTCGCCGCGGTCGTCGAGAACGGTACGGCCTTGTCGGTCGGCGACGCGGTCGAGTGGTCCGCGAAGGGCATGCTGCGCAGGCGGTCCGGATGGACCGATCGCTGGCGCAGCATCTCGGTGACACTGACGCACGGCTACGCCGAAGCGCCGGCCGAGCTGAAGCGGCTCATCCTCGCCACTGCCGCCTCGCAAGTCGACGAGGGCGCCGCCGCGGTAGCCGAGAAGGTCGGGCCGTTCGAGTTCTCTGTCGCGCAGCTGCAGCCGCATCAGCTCGCGATTCTCAATCGCTACCGCCTCGGCTGGGGTGCGTGATGGCAGAGAAGGTCATGCGGATCCGCAGCACGCCCGGCGGCCTGGACTCGAACCTCGACCCGGTGCCGTCGACCGAGGACAAGCGCGAGATCCGGACGCTCGCAGTCGAGCCCGGTCTGTCCGAGGAGTTGGCCGAGCTGGGCCGCGACGGCGAACGGATCGAGTTCACGGTCTATCTGCGCCGCCGGGCCGACGTCGTGAACGGCGACGAGCTGCTCATCCGCGGCGATCGGTACTCGGTGCGGGTCGTCGACTGGCGGTCTCCGCGAACCGCTCGCGGGGGCCTTGTCGCCCTCGCGTCTCTCGGAAGGGGGTAGGCATGGCGCAGAAACCGTTTCGGCTCAACCGTGCGGGCGTCGGCAAGATCCTGAAGCAGGAGAAGCTCGCGGCGGCTGTTACAGCGGTTGCGCAGCAGATCGGTGGAGCCGTCCGGGGCCGCGTCGGCACGGACGTCGTGGTGCGCGTCGACCCGTACACGACCGACCGCGGCGCTGCTGCGGTCGTGATCGCCGACCGATACGGCGCGGCGATGCAGGCGAGCGACGGCGCGCTCACGAAGGCCGCCGCCTCGGTCGGACTGTCGGTGACGTCGCGATGAAAGCGCTGCGGAAGCCGAGGGACGCTGCTGTTCCGATCAAGGACTTCCTGATCGGACAGCTGGCGGCGACGGATCACGGCGCGACGGCCGCGTTGAAGCTGCCGACCGACTGGTCCCCGAAGAGTCCGCCGGCCGTGGTCGTGTTCGACGACGGCGGGCCGCAACGGTGGCCGGTCTCGACCAAGCCGCAGATCCGCATCACCGTCTGGGCCGAGGGCCGCGGCGAGGCGCGCGAGATCGCGGGCAAGTGCATGGGCTGGCTGCTCGCGCTGCGAGTGCCTGGCGTGAAGGTCTCACCGGGGTCCGCCCTGATCGACGCACGAGACCCCAAGAACGGCGGAATGATGGCGAGCTTCACCGTCAACACCACCGTGCGAACAACCAACCTCTGAGTCACATCGTGACCCGAAACCCTTTGGAAGGGGTGTTTTTTCATGGCCGCAGTAAATGCTGATGCCACACGGATCTGGGACGGGGCGGAGACGTACGTCATCCCCGCCGACCAGGTCACCGACATCAACACGCTGGTGCCCGCCGACGTCGACGCGACGCTCGATCCGAAGTGGCTGTTCGTCGGCCTGCAGGATGCGGACGCGGGCGTGCCGGTCACGCCGGAGCTCGAGATCGTCCACTACGACGGCTTCGGGCACCCGCGCTACCGCTCGAAGGCTCGGCGCGGTTCGGTGACAACCGGATTCACTGCCTTCGAGGACAACCCGGTGACGCGCAAGTTCGTGCTGCCGGGATCGGCCCCGAACCGAGTGGGTGCGCCCAAGGGCGTCCGGTTCTACGTCCTCTACAAGTTCGAGGACGAGGGTTACACCGACATCCTCATCACGACCCGGCCGGCGCTGCTCGAGCTGTCCTCGCACAGCGGCAAGACCGAGGCGGGGCAGGAGTCGTACGAGATGACCTGCCACCACGCGAACGACGCGAACGGTGACGTGTTCATCCGCGTCGAGACCGAGCCCGAGGGCCCCTAGCGCCCCAGTCGTTGAACGACGGAGTCGATGAGACCGAGCCGTTCGACGACGACGTCCCTCTCGGCTGATCCCTGAGGAGGACGTGGGGCGGGTCAGGACAACCCCACAGACCCCGGCCGTCCGCGGAGTGCAGCCCGCGGACGGCCGGACCTCTTTCGCTGCACCGCTGCACAGGAGGCGTCATGCCCCGAGTCCCCACCGAACGCGAGATCGCAGAGACCGCCGAGCGACTCGGCCTGACGCCGCCGCTCACGCCGACCCAGTACAAGAAGGTCGCGCGCGCAATACAACTCGCCCCCCAGATCGAAGCCGAGGAGAAGGCCGAGGAAGCCGTCAAGGCCGCACCCGCCGACTTCGCCGCTTCGGTCGCCGACGCGCACACGCACCTTCTCGGTGCGGGTGTCCCTGAACATGCCGCCGCGCTCGTGGTGGCAGCAATCGCGCCGGACCTCTGGCGCAAGAACCAAGGAGCTGCACATGCCCCAGGCTGACGACTTCGAGACCTTTTTCGATGACGCCGACAACGAGACCGATACGGACTCGACCGCCGTCGTCGACGCCACCCCGACGCCGAGCGGCGCAGGGCCGAATCGCGCTGCTCGCCGCGGCGGGAAGAAGGGACGCAAGAAGCCCGTCGCGATCCCCGAGGGCGCGCCCGTGCCTCAGGATCATCTGGCGAAGAAGGATCCGCGCGCAGCCGAGGCCGACGGCGGTGCGACCATCGTCCTCCGGTTGTGGGACAAAACCATTCACATCTCCCAGGTGGACCTCCTCGAATCGTGGGACTTCCAGATGGGCACCGTGCAGGGCAATCCACTGATGATGGTGAAGGGCCTGCTGGGCGATCGAGACTTCGCCTGGTTCGCCGCCCGCGCGCGGGCCGAGGGCAAGAGCCCGATCGACGCGTCGAGCGAAGTGATGTCGATGTTCGCTCGCGCAACAGGATTCGACTCGGCGGGAAAATAGTCGGCCTGCTCGCACTGCTGCGCTCGAAGGGCGATCCGATCGAGGCGGACCTGAACCGCTTCCATCAGACCGATCTCCGAGACCTCTGGCGGCCAGGCGGCGGGGAGTCACAACTGACGCTCCGCCGCCTGTTCGTACTGATCCGCTACCTCCCCTCCGATTCCGCTCTCGCGATCGACGAGAGCGACGGGCGCGTCCCGTGGACGATCACCGACCACCTGCTCGCCGACCTCTGGGAGCAGAAGGCGAACGCCGGGCGAGGCCGGGGCAAACCGCGAATCCGCCACCCGTGGCGCCTCGAGCAGAAGAAGCGGCAATCAGCGCGCAGGAGCGAAGCGAAGCGCAACAAGTTCGAGCGTGCGAAGGCGCGACGCGCCCGGGAGCTCGGCACAACCGAATAGGAGGGCGCGCCCGTGGAAACAATCGGCTGGGCCGCACTGCAGGTCATTCCCACGATGCAGGGCGTCGAAGGGAGCGTGTCCGGGCAGCTCGTCGGTCCGATGCGGACGGCGGGCAAGCGTGCCGGCCAGGCCGCGGGCGACGGCATCGCGGCGGGCATCGCCGGGGCGAAGGCCGCCGTCGAAAAGGCGACGTCCGACCTGTCGAAGTCTCAGGACAAGGTTGCCGACGCCGCCGGCAAGCGCCGGGTCGCCGAGGCTGCGCTGGTCGAGCTGCAGGAGAAGGGCATCACCTCGGGCGCGCGGCATACCCGCGCGGTCGAGGCGCTCGAATCCGCGAAGCGCAAGGAAGCCGCGGCGTCCAAGGTGGCCGAGCAGGCGACGAAGAACCTGGCCGACGCGGAGGAGCGCGCGGCGAAGGCGGCCGAGGGTGGCGCGGATGACGTCAGCCGTTTCGCTGGCTCCTTCGATGGGTTCGGCGACAAGATCAAGGGTGGGGTCTCCGACCTCGGCAAGTTCACTGCCGCGGCCGCCGGCATCGGCAGCGCCATCGGTCTCGGCATGGCGGCGATGGACAACATGGACATCGAGTCCAAGCTCGCCGCGCAGCTCGGTGCGACGGGCGACCTGGCGGCCGAGTACGGCGACAGGGCGGGCGCCCTGTACCGATCCGGTGTCGCGGGCTCGATGGAGGAAGCGGCGCAGGCGGTCGGCCTGGTCGCGAACTCCTTCCGCACGGCGGGATTCGAGGGCGAAGCCTCGATGGATCAGATCGCCAGCAACGCAATGACCTTCGCGAACGTGTTCGATCAGGACGTCTCGGCGTCGGTACAGACCGCATCGCAGCTGATTCAGAACGGTCTCGCCAAGGACTCGACCGAGGCCTTCGACCTGCTCACCCGCTCGTTCCAGACTGTTCCCGCGGCGATGCGCGACGAACTGCCCGAGATCATTCAGGAGTACGGGACGAACTTCCGCGCGCTCGGGTTCGACGGCGAAGAGTCCTTCAACCTGCTCGTCGCGGCCGCCGAACAGGGCAAGTTCGCCCTGGACAAGACCGGCGACGCGCTGAAGGAATTCACCATCCGCGCGACGGACGGGTCCAAGTCCACAGCGGAGGCGTACAAGTTCCTCGGCGAGGACGCCGAGGCAATGGCCACGAGCGTCGCCGCGGGTGGCGAGTCGGCGCAGCTCGCGCTGCAGTACACCGCGCAGAAGCTACTCGACATCGAAGACCCGGCGGTCATGGCGCAGCAGGCAATCGCCCTGTTCGGCACACCCCTCGAGGACCTGTCCGTCGATCAGATTCCCGCGTTCCTGAAGACGCTCACGGGCGCCGAGGACGCGATGTCCGGATTCGCGGGCTCGACTCAGCAGATGTCGGACACGGTCAACTCCGGACCGAATCACGCGATGACGGTGCTGAAGAACACGATCCAGTCGACCATCACGGACGGCATCGGGGCCGCCGCACAGTTCCTCATCGAGAACGCCGACCTCTGGGCGCAGATCGGTTCCGTGGTCACCGACATCGGATCGGTGGCGCTCCCGGTGGTGTGGGGCGCGATGCAGATCGGAATCGGGATCCTCGGCGACGTTGCGAACGCGATCGGGGGAGTCGTCGGCTGGTTCCGCGAGCACGAGGTCGTCGCGGGCATCCTGGTCGGCGTCATCACGATCGGACTGCTTCCCGCGCTGGTGTCGATGACGGTTGGCTTCGCCACCTCGGCGGCCGGCGCGGTCGCGAGCGGTGCCACGCTCACTGCGGTCTGGGTGTCGACGCAGGCCTCGGCGGTTGCGTCGGCAGCCGCGCAGGTGGCTGCGCAGTACCGGACTGTCGCGGGCTGGGTCGCATCGTCGGCCGCTGCGGTCGCCAACGGCGCGATCATGGTCGGTCAGTGGATCGCAGCCGGTGCAACGGCAACCGCGCAGGCGGCTATCGCTGCGGGCGCGTGGGTTGCATCGTCGGCGCGCACCGTCGGCGCTCTCGCTCTGCAGGGCGCTGCGTTCATCGCGCACCGTGCCGTGATGATCGCCGGAGCCGTCGCGACCGGAGCGGCGACGGCCGCGCAGTGGGCGTTCAACCTCGCACTGTCGGCCAACCCGATCACCCTAATCATCATCGCGGTGACGGCGCTCGTCGCCGGACTGATCTGGTTCTTCACCCAGACCGAGATCGGTAAGAAGATCATCACGGCCGCCTGGGATGCGATCCTGACCGGCTGGAACTGGATGTACGACAAGGTCTCGGCCGGCATCGACGCCTTCGGCGCGGCGCTCGGCTGGATCGGCCAGAAGGCGGGCGAGGCGAAGGACTGGGTCGTCCAGAAGTTCAACGACCTGGTCGGGTTCGTCACGGGTCTGCCCGGGCGAATCAGCTCGGCCGCGTCGGGACTCTGGGACGGCATCATCAACGCCTTCCGGTCGGCCCTGAACTGGATCATCCAGAAGTGGAACAACTTCCGTCTCAGCTGGGAGTTCACGGTCCCGGTCATCAACAAGAAGGTGTCACTGTCACTCGACACCCCCGACCTTCCCCTCTTCCGCGACGGCGGCGTGATCGCTGGCCGGACCGAAGACGGGCAGCTCTGGGGTCCGGGGACGGGGCGCTCGGACAGCATCGTCGGCGTCGACGCGTTCGGCGTCCCGGTTGTCCGTGTCGCTGACGGCGAGGGCATCGTCCGCGAGGACGTGATGCGGCAAGGCGGTGCCGCCGTCGTCGCCGCACTCAATGCGGGATGGGTGCCGCCGGCCGGATTCCTCCACGCGCTGACGAACGGCGACTTCCAGTCGAACCCCTTCGGCATCGAGGAGGATTCTCGGCTGGTCGCGGGAGCGTTCGGGCTGCGATCGCTGGCGATCGATGGTGACTACACGCCGAACATGTTCGAGGCCTTCGGCGTCGAGGAGGACCACCCGGTCATCAGCGGTCTGCTCTCACTCCGCGATGCGATGTCGCGGCTGCCGAAGTTCGCCGAGGGCGGCGTCATCGGCAGCCTGACATCTCTCGCGTCTGAGCACTTCCCAGCGCTGCAGGTGACCGACACAGTTCGCCCCGGGGCGAACGACTACCACGGCGCAGGGAAGGCGGTCGACTTCTCGAACGGCTCGGGCAACACCGACGAGCAGCTCGGGTTCGCGAACTTCCTCGCGGACAACTATCAGGGACAGTTGCTCGAGCTGATCTACGACGATCCTCGGTTCGACCGGCAGATCAAGAACGGCGAAATCGTTCCGCGCACGTACTACGCGAACGCAGGCGATCACACCCACCACGTGCACGCGGCCGCCGACGAGCCGCTCGGCCCGCCAGCACCGCCGGCGCCCGAGCACATACAGCTCGGTTCCGGTCCCTCGGGCGCGGTCCCGAGCTGGGGGCCGGACGCGGGCGCATCGTCAGCGACGAGTGCATCGACGCCGACAACCGAACTGCAGCAGACATTCTCGGCGCGAGACCGGTGGAAGTCGATGTTCACCGACATCGCGGGCGTCTGGTCGGATGCCTCGATCGAGATCCTCGGAGTGGGGGAGTACCTGGACCTCGCGGACCGCTACACGATCAAGGCTGACTCGACGGCGGGCATGTCCTCGCCGTCGAGCCTTCCGAGCTCGCCGCAGTCCGCGGTCGGCGCCGATCAACTGGCGACCGTGACCGAGGGGCTGATCGACCCGAATGCTCCTGCGCAGACCGGACCGGGTGACCGGACCGGCGCCGAGCTGTACGCGTACGAGATCGCGCGGGCAGCGAGCGAGATGGGCCTCGGCGAGGCTGCCGCGGTCATCGGCGAGGCAACCGCTCTCGTCGAGGTCGGCGATCCGCTGAAGATGTACGCGAACTCGAAGCTGCCGGCGTCTCTCGCGCTGCCGCACGATGCGGTCGGCAACGACGGCACGTCGACGGGCCTGTTCCAGCAGCAGGACTATCCAGAGTGGGGAACGCTCGAGCAGCGGATGAATCCGTTCGAGTCGGCTCGGATGTTCTTCGAGCACCTCACCGAGTTCGACTGGAAGTCGATGGATCCCGGCGCGGCTGCGCAGAAGGTGCAGCGGTCGGCCTTCCCGGGTCGGTACAGCCAGATGATGACCCGCGGGCAGCAGCTCGTCGACGAGACGGGCCTGTTCGACACGGGCGGATGGATGATGCCCGGACAGCTCGGGTTCAACGGGTTGAACGAGCCGGAACCCGTTCTGCTGCCGCGTCACTGGGACATCGCCGAGGCGAACATCGACAAGGTCGACGAGCTCGTCGGCGCGGGTGTCAGCGGCGGGCCGCGCGTCCAGATCAACAACAACCAGCAGATCACGATCGCGGATCAGGCCTCGTGGCAACGCGATCAGGCCATGCGTCAGAGCATCGCGCTCATGCGTTTCGGAGGTGGACGTGCTTGATGTTGCGCTCATCGGAGCCAACGGTTATCGCCTCGATCTCGCTGGACGTAACGCCGGCCGCCAGGGTGTCATCCTGGCGGCCGGCCAGGTCCAAGGGATCTACGGGGCGCCGATCTCGAGCGAGTGGAAGCGGGCCGCACGGCAGCGGGGCGGGCGGTTCAAGAACCGAACGTTCCCGTGGCGCGATCTAGCGCTCGGCTTCCACCTGTTCGGAGATGACACCGACATGGACATCGAGCGGCTCGACTCGCTGCTCGACCAGATGATCACCGATGCGCCGGATGAGTGGGACGAGGACGAGCAGCTCGCGCAGGTTGTCGTGCGGTCCTCGCGCGACATCCGCCGACTGTTCATCCAGCGGTACGACAACACCGATCTCGACCCCGAGTTCGACCCCACGCTCGAGGATGAGCAGTACCTGAACCCGATCTACAAAGTCCGCTCAGCCCAACCATTCTGGGAAGGCCAGACGAAAGTCACGGACTTCGAGAAGTCCACGACGTCGGCCTCTGGGTTCATCGAAGTGTCGAACCCGACACCGATCACGATGATGCAGACCTGGGTGCTCACGCGGGCGACGTGGAACATCCCGGATCCGTCGTGGGTCGGGCCGAAGGGCAAACGGCGCCCGGGCGGACGGTTCGGGAATCGGATCGTCCCGCTGCTACCGATCGACTCGGTGCACGCAGGCGCCCGGATCAACTACGACCCGATGCGCCTGATGCTCGAGTCGTGGTCCGGCACGAACCTGTTGGGCAGCAACGGCGGCCGGCAGTTCTTCATGCACAAGATCCCGCCCTACACGCCGCCGACCAAGCTGCCGATCTCGTACACCGGAGCACCGGCCGGCGGGGCGCGGGCAGAGCTGCATCAGCCGCGGCTGTGGCCGAAGCCGTGGGGAGGTGAGCTGCTGTGAGCGTCGTCGATTTCGATCTGTCTCTCGCCGAGCAGTGCGCGGCGATCATGGAGGCAACCGAGCGGGCACACCGCGAGCTCGACCAGATGCGGCGCACCCCGCCCCTGGTTCGGCTGTGGACCGGCGCCGACGCCGACCTCGTGCACATCGTCGAGTGCGAGGACGAAGCGAAGTGGGAGGACGTCGACAACGACTCTGCGGTCGGCACCCTCTCGCTCGACTTCGAGATGCCGCAAGCGCAGTGGCTCAACGACATGTACGGCCGGATCCAGCGCGGCGAGAAGCGCAACGTCCTGGTCTCGGTGGACTACATGGGCACTCGCTGGTCCGGGCTGCTCGAGGAGACCGACGTCCAGACCGACGAGTTCGGTAACAGCACCCTCGTCGCGTCGTTCCTGTCGGACTTCGAGCAGCTCAAGACAAAGCTGCTGTGGTCGACGCCTGTCATGCCGGCCGCCTTCCAGCCGATCAAGGTGTTCGGGCTCGCAGGCCCGGCGCCGTGGGTGCTGCTGACGGCACTGCACATCAATCTGTGCCGCGAGAACATGCCGATTTTCACCCTCCCCGACGACCCGCTCAAGGTGTCCTCGTGGTGGGAGGGCTTCGACATGTCCACCTGGACGGTCGTGGTCAAGCCCGGCTCGTTCATGGAGTGGCTCGCGAAGGGTGTGCCGTGGGCGATCCTGACGTCGCGGTTCAAGTATTGGCACGAGGCCGCGCAGGCGATCCTCGCCGACGGTGAGCTCTCGCTGCAGTGGCGCCGCTGGTTCGAGGGCGACCCGCTGCCCTGGCCCGGCGCGAAGCTGCGCCACGGCGCGCTGGTGGTGTGGATCGAGGACAAGTCCGGCGTCGAGGCCGGCACCTCGAATGGCGGCTCGCTCTTCGACGGGTTCGTGCGGACGATCCGCTCGTACACCGAGGACTTCGTCGAGAACATCGAAGAGACGATCACCGACATGCCGGTCGTCGGCGACTACCGCGTGCCCGGCGACCGGCGAACCGATCCGCGTGTGCCGTACGTCTACTACTCGCCGGACAGCCCGGGGGTGGTGCGCTCGAGCTTCAAGCAGCGGCCGGCCCGGGCGGTGCAGCTCGTCACGGGCGGCCACTCGATGCCGGGCGTGAACGAGACCATGAGCGCGCTCGTGCAGGGCGTGTTCGACGTCGTGGGCAACCTGCTGCAGTTCGGCTCGGTCGGCGGCTCCATCGACGCGATCCTGAAACCCTTCTACGAGGACACAGTCCTCGCGTGGATCGCGGTCAAGCTGCTCAGACGGGCTCAGGTCTCCGGCGACTTCCGGTACTTCGAGTTCTTCATCGCCTCGGGCGGCAAGGCGTACACCCTCGACTCGCTGATGGTGCTGCGCCAAGGCGCGTACGAGACGCGGACGATCTTCTCCGGGTCGATGGAAATCACCGACGGCGCCCCGTACGTCATCGGCGCGCCCGGCATCGGGCACTTCGACAAGGGCGACCGCGTCGCCACCCGTATCCCCGGCGACATCACGCAGCGGATCCACGTCGAGCGCGTCTCGAAGCGAGTCCTGTCGTGGGGCGTCGACCGGGCGCCGGAGTTCGAGATCAGCCTCGGCGGCGAAGCGCTGCAGCAGGATCCACTGGTTCGCCTCATGGCAGCCATCGACAAGGGCAAATCCGACCTGAAGGAGCTGGGGGTGATGTCGTGAAGCGTGACGAGATCCCGACACGGGAGAACTGCGATCTCGACGACCCGGAAGAGATGTTCTGGTGGATGCTGGTCTCGCTCCCGGAACTCAAGGGCGCGCTGGCGATCCTGCCGTTCGTGTACTACCGGCTCGTCTCGAAGCGCCTGCACGACTGCGGCGCTCGACTCAAGTGCGACCACTGCGGCCATATGGCCGAGCCGACGATCAAGCTCCGGCTACCGCAGACCGAAGAGGCCTGGCTCACGGGCGCCGGCAAGTGGGTGCCCGCCGACGAGCCGGACCCGCCGCGGACAGAGGCGAAGGATCTCGTGCGCAAGATGCCGCCCGAGCTCCGCAAGGAACTGAACGACGCACTCGACGCCATCAAGGCCGAGGAGGAAACGTGACGCGATACTGGCCCCTCGAGCGGGGACACATGATCACCTCGGAGTTCGGACAGCGCTGGGGAACCGTGCACTGGGGCGTCGATTTCGGGTGGGAAGGCGGCTCGGCCGGGCGCCCTGTGTACGCAGTGCAGGGCGGCACGGTCTGGGCCGTCGGCCCCGCATCCGGGTTCGGTCAGTGGGTCGTCCTGGACCATCCAACCGAGGACGGCAGCGGCACCACCGTCTACGGGCATGTGATCCCCGAGGTGTCACTCGGGCAGCGCGTGGAGGCGGGCCAGCGCATCGCCCGCATCAACCCGGACTCGAACACCAACGGCGGCGTCGCCCCGCACCTGCATCTCGAATGGCACCGCTACGTGTGGTCCCAGCCGGGGGCGGACCGACTCAACCCGCTACCGCTGCTCGATGGCGCGCAGTACCCGAACGAAGCGGTCGCCGGCATGGACGTCGACGGCCTGTCGCGAGCAATGGGCGGCACTGTCTCGCGCGAGCGGTACGCCGCGCTGCTGCCCGCATTCACCGCAGCGATGCGAGAGGCCGGGTGCACGACCGTCGAGCGCGCGGCGATGTGGTGCGCGCAGCTCGGCCATGAGTCGAACGGCCTGCTATGGATGGAAGAGCTCGCGTCCGGCGCCGACTACGAGGGTCGCCGCGATCTCGGCAACACCGAGCCCGGCGACGGCCGACGGTTCAAGGGCCGCGGACCGATCCAGGTCACCGGCCGGCACAACTACACCGAGTGCTCGCGGTGGGCGCACGGGGGCGGCCTGGTCCCGACGCCGACGTACTTCGTCGACAACCCCGCCGAGCTCGCGTCCGACCGATACGGGTTCGTCGGGGCGGTCTGGTACTGGACCGCAGCCCGCCCGCAACTCAACGCGCTCGCCGACGCCCGCGACATCGTGGCCGCGACGCGCGCGATCAACGGCGGCACGAACGGGCTGCCGGACCGTCAACTCCGATACACGCGGTGCCTGGCACTCGGCGCCGCGCTACTCCCCGAGGAGGGATTCATGTCGGCCTTATCCCCTGAAGAGCAGCGCGAGCTGTACGAGGCGGTCTGCGGCCGCCGACGATCGCTCGTCGAGGGCTCGACCGCCGAGCTCACGATGCGCGACTGCGCGCAGTTCACCGACGCCGCGACCTTCCGCACCGAGCGCGAAGTCGCAGGCCTGTCCGACCGCCTGGACCGCATCGAACGCAAGTTGGAGGGCAAGTGATGATCTCGAACCCCAAGGTCCGCCAAGGCCTCTACGCGGTCCAGATGCTCGTCGGCGGCGTGGTCGCCTTCCTCGCCATCTTCGGCGTCCTCGAGCAGGGCACCGCCGACCAGATCGCCGCCACGATCGCCGGCCTCGTCGCGCTCGCGGCCGGCGGCGTCGCAACCGCGAACATCAACCCGAAGCCGGCCGTGATCGGACCGGACGGCGTCGCGCGCATCACTGACGCGCTCGCCGCTCACGCGAAGAACACCACGGTCTCGATCAACGTTCCGGACCTCGGATCGGCGGCCGCCGCCGTCGAGCAGAGTCGGCGCGACCTCGAGGCCCGCCTCGGTCGGCTGATCTGAGATGGGGCCGCTCAACCCCTCCCAGTGGGAGGGCGTGGGCGTCGGCACCGTCGTTCTCGTGCTCGGTCTCCTGCACGGTCTGGCCGTCACGCGCGGCTGGATCGTGTGGGGGCCGTCCCATCGCGAGCAGATCGCAGGCAAGGACGCCGAGATCGAGCACCTCCGAGGCCGATCCCTCGAAGATCAGAAGACGATTTCGACTCAGGCGGACGCGCTCTCGAAGGCGACATCGGCGATGTCCGAGCAGACCGTCGCATCCCAGTACGCGGTGCACATTCTCGAAGCGGTGCGCAATGTTGCAGGACGTGTGACATGAGGTGGCCAAAGAAGTTTCGGGGCGCTGACGAACAGCGCGAGCGGCAACAGGACGCCGCGCACGAGTGGGCGCAGGCCGTAGAACGGCGGCGCCGTGCCGAGGAGCAGGCGAGCGAAGTGGACGAGCGGGCACGAGAAGCGCGGGCCGTGGCACGGGTCGCCCGAAACGATCTAGAGCGCAATGGGTTCACCGAGCTGCTTCAGCAGGCGTGGGGAGGTGCAGCAACGTGAAGGACGCGGCGAATATCGCGCTGCTCGTGTTGGCGATCATGGTGGCCGCGTTCACCCTGCTGTACGTCATCCGGTCGCCGTGGGAGCGCAACAGGGTTGGCCGCATCTACGCGGCGAAGTCGATCGTGCTCGCGCTGGTCCTGGCGCAGATCTCGGTCTCGTCATGGGTGTCGCTCGATTATCCAGGGCGGCAACCGATCCGACTCGTGATTTACACGCTCGGCGCGATCGTGTACGCGCCGATGCTGTGGGCGCTCTGGCGCGAGCAGCAGGAAGACCGGCGCCGACATCGCGAAGAGGCGAAGCGAGATGGGGTGTAGCCGATGACGTCACCCAGTGGCCACACTCCGGACCGAATGCTGGACGGGCTCAGCGGTATCGAAGCGTGGTCGAAGAAGAGCCGAGCCGAGTACGAGGACGAGATGCTCGGCAGGGTCGTCGGGTCGACCACGAAGATCAATCTGTTCTCGCTGGCCGTCCAGGCGATCCGGAACGGGCTGGCAAGTCTGTTCGGCATCGTCGACGGTCACACTGTCGAGCTGGCCGGGCTGCAGGACACGACGCAGAAGCTCGAGGGCGTCATCGGCTACGCGCACGGCTACATCACGGGCGGATGGTCCGGACAGCTCGGCCCCGCGAAGCGCAGCGTCACGGGCGTCATCGGCACTACGGTCGGCGTCACGAGACAGTCCGGTGCGTACTACCTGCACTCGAAAGGGCTGTGGGTTGCCGATGCGCGAATGAACATCGATCAGGCGGGATTCGCGGTCGGTACAACGACCGAGCTGCAGATCCGCGTCTACAGTCCCGGCGGGTCGCTGCACGCGATCGCGGTCTCGCTCCACAACACCGGAGCCCGGCACCCGCACGTGGTGCACCTTCCGTTCACCGTCCCGTCCGCGGGCTACTACGTCGAGTTCTGGGCTGACGTGCCTGTCGCACGAAATGCTTGGGGCGGATCGCAATTCAACGGGTTCTCCGTCGAAAAGCGCAGTTTGGAGGAGACGTGATCGACACGTCGAAGATGTCGGATGCCGAGATCGAGGCGTACGCGCGGGAGGCCATCGCATCATCCGGCGCCCCTGGCGAGGATCCGTCGCCGCTGATCTCTGCGCTGAAGAACGCAGCAGCCCGCGAGAAGGCGCTCGAAGACCCGTTCTGGCGCGCGCTGACGAACAAGGAGGCCGATCGAATGAAGGAGGCCGGAGGCGAATGACCACCATCACCGGAGATCTGTACGACATCGCAGGAGGCCGCGGTGACGGCGTCGCCGAGATCACCTCGACGGTGCTCCGCCCGGCGAACTCGCACCTTGGGACCATCGTGCCGGTGCGGCGAAGCTTCCCGATCAAGGCAGGGATCCTGACCCTCACGGCCATCGACCCCGGGCCTGCCCTTCTCGAAATCTCGATGGAGGGATGGTTTTTCAGCGAAGTTGTCAACATCCCGGACTCGAGCGATCCCGTTCGGTTCGGCACCGTGCTCGACAACTTCATCGAGTACGAGCCGGGCGTGGTCAGCGAGGTCCGGGCACTCGCGGATCAGGTTGCGGCATCGACCGTTCGGGCCGAGGAGGCGGCTGACCGGGCCGAGAGTTCCGAGCAGTACGTCCAGGGCGTTGTTGCCGACGGTGTCGCCGCGGTGCGCGCCGAAGTGCAGAGCAACGCTGACGCTGCGATCGCCGCGTCGGGCGCCGCGGCCGGCTCCGCGCTGGCGGCGGCGGGGGAGCGGGAGGAGGCCGAGCAGGCGGCGAGCACTGCTGGCGAGCACCGTGACGCGGCCGACGCGGCTGCGGCAGCGGCAGGTGAGTCCCGCGACGACGCTCAGGCTGCCGCGACGCTCGCGGGCCAGCACAAGGACGCCGCAGCGGAAGCGGCCTCCGATGCGCACGATGATGCCCAGGCCGCCGAGGCGTCGCGGCAGGGCGCAGTCACCGCTGCCGGCACCGCGGCGACGGATGCAGCCGACCAGGTGACAACGACGCTGCAGCAGGCCGTCGCGGCCGATCGACAGGCAGCAGAGACCGCGCGCGGCGGGGCAGAGACCGCGGCGACGACGGCGGCCGGCCATGAGGGCGCGGCCGAGGGCTTCGCGGCGGCCGCCGACGCATCGGCTCAGGCCGCCGACGCCGCGCGCCAACTCGCCGAGGACGCTGCCGAGAACGCGCAGCAGGGCGCACCGTCGGGCGGGTGGTTGCGCGCCCACCTCGAGCAGGCGGTGCAGGACGATCTGCAGCGCGCTCGGACGGCGCTGCAGGAGATGCCCGTCGCGACACCGGAGGCACCGGGCGCGATCAAGATCGCGGGACACCTGGCTGGTACCGCCTCGGATCCGCGGATCGCCAACGGAGTGATCGAGTTTGACCACTTCACCGAGGAGATGGGGCGGGCAGTCTACTTCGCGGCGATCCTGCGGGGCGCGTCGTACGACGAGAACGACATCGACGAGTACGTCGGCCTGCCGATCGGACTGTTCCGCGAGGACATCCAGGTCGCTGTCGCTCGCGCCGCGTCCGCGTACATCAAGCCAGCCTTGGGGATCTCGGGCGACGACCTGGCGGACGGCGCCGTCGATCTCGACCAGCTCTCGGACGTCGAGCCGTTTCCGGCGACGCCGTCGGTCAGGGCTGCTGTGGGATTCGCCGCCGAGATCCTGACCACCTTCGACGTAAACGGCGGCTGGACGCGCGACAACCTCACCCAGAGCGTGCAGGACGACCTCGGCAAAGCGGCGACCGCCATGCAGGGATCGAAGAACGGCACGCCGGCCGCGCTCAAGGTGTGGGTCGGGACTGAAGCCCAGTACAACGCGGCAACGAACAACGGAGCGAACGAGGCCGCGAACACGATCTATCTGCGGGGTGCGTGATGGCCGGCAAGATCAGCTTCCCGGGCGTCGGTCAGATCAAGAAGACCAGCGCGGGTGGGATGGCGGTGAAGAAGATCAGCAGCGGCGGGGCAGTGCTGTGGTCGTCGTCCATTCCGCGACAGGGCGTGCTCAAGTCCGGCACGCAGCAGCTCTCGCAGAACTCGTACGAGAAGGTGACCGGGTTCAAGATCGACCCGGAGTTCCCCGAGACCGACATCGCGGCCGCGGCGGCGGCGAACGGACTTCTGGTCAGTGGCCGCGCGGCCTTCGTCGCCGAGGGCACGATGGCGACGTCCTCCACCGCCAACCAGAGTCGAGGCGTCCAGATCCGCGGCAGCGGCACGGTCCTCGGCACGACAGATGGGACGAGCGCCACGAGCTCGCGGACCGCGAAGGTAGTGGTTCCGGACGGCACCGACGTCCTGCTCGAGCTGTACGCGAGCGCGGGATCGTCGATCTCCTCGTATCGCGTCCTCGCTGCGGACACCACGAAGCTGTCCTACCGGACGGGCGGATACTACGAGCAGCTCACCCCGGTGTCCCTGGTCCGCGACCAGACCACCGAGGCGACTCTGACGGCGAACGCCGCGACGGAGTGGCCGCGCGTGCCTGGGTCCGGCATCTTCCTCGAGGCGGGAACCTACGAGCTGATCTGGAATCTGTATACGGTCGGCTGGGGCGCGTACTGGTCCGTCGGCTGCCGAGTCGGCGCAGAGCAGAACCAGGTCGTTGCGGGTGCGGCGAGCAGCAACTCATGGAACCGGCCCGTCCAGACGATCACGGTGCCGTCCGCCCAGTTCGTCATGCCGACCGTGAAGACCAGCAACAGCAGTGAGCTCACCATCGATGCGGGACGGCTGAACCTGTTCATCGCGAAGATCTGACGAGCGGCCGACGCAGACACAACGAAGCCCCCACCCTTCCGAGGGTGGGGGCTTTTGCCGTTCGGGGTGGGTGTCTACCGCTACCGGTCTCGAAGATCGGTCCTCGCGCCGCGCCCGGGCCGATTCTCATTCCACTCGTCGATCGTCCGCTCAGTCCACCCGCCGACCGATCCGCGCGGCAACGTGCCATCCGCGTTCACTGGTCCGATCGTGACATCGGGCGGCGGCAGCTTATAGCCGCTCAGGGTCGGGTCACTCGCCCCGATCCGTTGGGCGAATTGCCGCTTGGACAGGTAGTGGACCGTCTTACGCGTGGCCACGGCGACGCCAGACGTTGCTCACGGCCCAGGCGGTGACACCGGCCCAGCCCACCCACACGGCGAGCAGCGGCGGGCTGTACGCGACGGCGGTGCATACGCCGAGAACGACGGCGGTCGCGGCGCTGGCCTGGACCCCGCGGTCTGCGATGTAGCGGTTCATCTGCTTCCCTCCCGAGGAATCGGATGGAATGATGTGGGCGGGACCGGCCCGGGTCCTTCGGGCCGGTCCCCTTCACTTAGTCCTCGTCGTCCTTGGTGAATCCCTGCCAGACCTGGATGGCCTGGAGGATGACACTCACGGCGGCGAGAGCAAGCGCCACATCGGTTTTCATCCGATTCCTCTCTGTAATTGTCGGCCGGGCCTTCCGGCCTGACATGACTTACTATACCGTTGCGAACGGGGAAGTGCAACCGTTTCGGACGGATAAGTTCTGCGGGAACCACGCATCCCCCGCGCGCGTCCAACTGGATATGAACGAAGAGCTATGGGACATCGCGCTCTGGCAGGCTGAGATTGATCAGCACTACCTCGACCAGGGCCTCGACCCGCCGTAGAAGCGCCGAACGCCCCGGCTCGCAACCGGGGCGTTCGGATGCAGTTCGCGGTCAGCTTCCCTCTGACCGATTCCCCGCGACGGCCACTGTATGACGCCGGACCGACACTTACGCGTTTGCGACTGCCGGCCACCCTGCCGATATCTACGATTGTGCTGTGAACATCGACGATTCGTTCCTGCGGCAGGTGCACGCGCATGAGCGCGAGCGACAGCAGAGTCTCGCCATGCAACGAGACTTCGAAGAGACCAACCGACAGATTCAGAAAGCCGGGGCCGCGGCGGCTGCGAAGAAGAAGGCGGAACGCGATCACGACGTCGCCGTCATGGAAGAGCAGACGCGCCTCGCCCGCGAGAGCGCGGAACACGCCCGCGTGAGCGCGGATCTCGCCCGTGAAAGCGGCGCGACCGCTCGGCGCGGGTACTGGGTGGCCATCGCTTCGCTGGCGGTTGCCGTCATCGCCGTCATCGTCGCCATCCTCGCGATCGTTCTGGCCTGATTGACGAGTGCTCGAGTGGCCGACGCTCAGCACTCGCCGCGTGCGGCCGCGTTGACGGCGGCGATGACCTGAGCCTGCTCCTGCGGCGTCGCCTCGGCCCACGGGGCACCGTCGGACTCGACCGTGAAGTTCTCGGTCGAGTCGGCCTCGGATGCCTGCATGAGCGCGAGCACCATCTCGACGTCCGTTGTGTCGAACATCTCGAACACGGCCTTCGCCTCGGCGCAGCCCTCGGCCATCTCAGCCGGACTCGCCACGACCGGGACGTTGACGGCGACTGTCAGTCCGGCATCGGTCACCTCGTACAGGCCTTGGGTGCTCGTCTCCGTGGGGGTGGCCGCCGACGTCGACGCGACGGCCGAGCTCGTCGGCGCACCGACCGCCGACGAGCTCGGCCTCGCCTGCTCGTCGGCCAGCGTCTCGGAATCCGAGCACCCGGCGATCAGGGTGAGGGCGAGGGCGGCACCGGCCGCGAGGAGTGTCCGATTCATGCCCGGATTCAACCAGACCAGACGGACGGCTTTCCACGAATCAGGAAGCGATCGCCCGCCAGAGGTCGAGGGACTCCACTGCGGTCCGGCGCCGGCCATCCGGCACCTTCGTGTAGATCTGGGTCGTCGACAGTGACGCATGACGCAGGAGCTCCTGCACGACGCGCAAATCAGCACCGTCGTCGAGCAGCGTCGTGCCGAACCAGTGCCGCAACCCGTGCGCGGTCCGTTGGATCCCGGCGCGGCGCATGGCCTGCCCGATCATCTGACTGACTGATTTCGAGTGGATGTGCTCGCCGGGCCGCGTCGAGTTCGCCGGGAACCACCATCCGCGCGCCGGCATCGTGGCCATCGTCGCCTCGATCACCGGGTGCAGGGGGATGGCCTTCACCTTGCCGCCCTTCCCCTTCACCGTGATGAGCCTCCGCTCGCGGTCGATGTCCTCGCCGCGGAACTTCGCGATCTCGTGCACGCGCAATCCCTCGAGCGCGCCGAGCAGAATCGCGACGCGGGTCCGGTGGTGCATATTCGTCGACAGCAGGCGCATCAGCTCACTGTCGGCGACCGGCTTCGGGATCCGGTCGGGAGACTTGGGGGCACCGACCTTCACGAGCGGGTTGTCGGCCCGGTACTCCTGCAGCTGCAGCCACTTGAACCAGGCGGCGAGATACGAGTGGTAGGTGCAGTGCGTCGACTGCGACCAGTCGTCGGCGTGGGAGCTGTACCAGCGGACGACGTGTAACGGCGTCGCATCAGCGGGGTCAATCCCCGCCTCGGTAGCGAAAATCCGCAGAACGCGGACTCGCTCGGTCACCGTCACCTCGGAGAGGCGGGCAGCGTACTGCCAGACCTCCCACTCGTCGATCCTCCCGCTTCCCATGCACGTCGTATCTATCCCATTTGTGATGGTCGTCTCTAGATGCTTCCTGTCGATTGGGACGACCGTCCCAGTTCTCGAGTCGCGTGCTCGAGTCACCGCAGGTCGCCCCGGTTGACCAGCGCGTTCGCCTGCCCCGTGGTAGCGCGAGACCTAGTCGCGAGCGCGGGCGCCGGCACCGCGCTCGCGCGGCTCATGCGGCCCTCCGCTGCCCGTCGCCGGATCCCGGTCGGAGGGGGTGAATCGTGGATCTTCTAATCCGCAGGTCGTAGGTTCGAGCCCTACTGGGGGCACCGCCCGACCCCCGTCCGGCCCATTGGGTCCGGCGGGGGTTTCTTGTGTGCCGAGGATCCATCCGGCCGGGATGCGGGTGAGAACTCGACACGCTTCGCGATGGCAACAACGTCCCGTGGCTTCGTCCGGTCCGTCTCCCCCCCTGGACGAAATCCTCGTCGACCACGCCGAAAGCTGGCTCGGTGTCGATGGTGCAGAGTTTTCGTTCTTGATCGCCGAGGAGGTGACGGAGGGCTCATGTCAACCTTCTCTCGGTAGCGGTCACTCTGGTGCCGCGGGCGGTCATGGTGGTAGGCGATCCACAGTCTGCTCGAGTCGATCGCCATCAGAGGTGGTCGAAGTGACGGCGTCACCCTGCTCCATGAGCGGACGCTTCGCCGTCCAATCGCGGCTTCCAGACCTACCGCCAACTGCGACGCCCTGCAGTCTCATTTCGACATCCCGGGCCGGGGCTGTCTCGTTCACGAATGCGAGCAACTGCCCGCGTCCGCGACAGACGCTCCAGGTCATGACATCGGCTTCGGTTGGTGAAACTGGCGATCACACCGTAGGAGACGAGTGTGACTCGGCGGCGGATATCACTACCGCGTCGACTACTGCTGGTGGTGTGCGACGAGCGGACTCCCTGTTCGACGACGATGAGTCCGCGTTCGATGCCATCCGGCGGGTTCACGACGACGGTACTGAGCGTCGGTCACTGCGTAGGCTGCAGAGGGCCACCGGCTACGTGCGGTAGGAGGACTTCGCCAGGATCGTCGAGCCGTCGAGCGCGCCATCGCATCGACTCGAAACAGCAGCCACGACATCAACCAAGGGTGCAGCTCTCCGAGTCCTCGTATCGCGATTCGCTCCATTCTTTACCTTTGCACTGCAGTACAAAAGTAAAGAATCGAGTGTGCTGCAGTTTCCCGGTTCCGAAAGTTCGCATTCGTGCAGGTGGTCTTGGGTGTTTCGACTAAGAGTCCGAGTGGCTTCCTGTCGAGCGTTTGATAGCACGAGCGAACTCAACTCGACCCTTTGAGAATTCGGAAAACCTACTGCCCGGTAGATTTACGAATTCGGCACAAGTTTCATTTCCCGTGATCTAGCGTGATCCGCATCACGATGCTGTATCGGGCCCGGCAGCGATGTGATGCGACTTTCTCCACGAGGGCCATCAACCCGAACGAAGGACGAGCATGCAGGTGAAGACAAAGCTGTCGGCCGCAGGTGCGATCGCGGGTGCAGCAGCAATGGCGTTCCTCGGCACTGGCGTTGCCAATGCCGCCCCGCGTTGAACGCGGTTCCCACGGCGAACTACCAGATGTGTGGCACCGTCTACACGGGCGGTTCCTGGGTGGCCAACGCGGCGCCGCCGAGCGCGGCGACCGGTGTCTCCTGAGCCGCGGTCAAGGGCACGCTGTACAACTCGGGCGGCGGATTCGTGGCCGACTACAGCACCACGACCGATGCCAACGGCCGCTACTGCATCACGGGCACGTCAGCCCTGGTTTCGACTGTGACCAGCGGCGGCTACGTCAAGCTCGAGACCCCGGGCAGCGGCACCACACCGGCGAACCAGTGGGAGTCCACCGGCATCTAGGAGTCCGACTTCCTGGCCCACATCTACATCTCGTTCCCCACCATCACTCAGTCGGCGAACAAGTTCCACATCGTCCGCTGATGCAACGACGTCACCACCAGTGACGTCACCCTCTACTCGTGCCGGTGGGATTTGGAAGCTATCAAATCCCACCGGCACGAAGGGGTTTCGTTCATCCGAAGTATCAAGAGAATGGTTACCGCATGTCCGTTGATTTCTTCACTGCCCTGCGAACATTCGTCACAGGACTCGCCCCGATTCTCGGAGGCTCCCTGGACGGACTGAACGCGATGTCCATGGACTCGTCCTCGACCGGAACGGAGTAA